GTGTGTTCTCGAACCTGTTAACGACTGCTGCGGCTCTGTCGCAAACGTCACTTGAGCAACAGCTCATTCAGATTCGCAATGCTGTGGACAATAACGGCAAGCGCATCCGGTTGACGCCGCTCAAGATCGTTACGGGTCCGAGTCAGGTCTTCCAAGCTGAAGTCCTCTTGAAGTCTGTCCTGCGTGCAGGAACGGCTAACAATGACATCAACCCGATCCTGTCCATGGGGCTTCTGTCTCAGGGTCAGGCAAACCTGTCGCGTATTACTTCGACAACTGCATGGTGGGTCCAGACGGATGCGCCACGTGGTCTGCAGATGATGATGCGCCGCGGGCTTGAAAAGTCGATGGAAGGCGACTTCGAGACCGACTCGATGCGGTACAAGTCCACCGAGCGTTACATTCCGGACTGGACTGATCCGCGAGCTGTGTTCGGTACTCCGGGACTCTGAACGAGGGTTCTTCTTTACGTCACGGTGGAGCCCGGAAAATTGGGCTCCACCTTTCCTAGTTTAATCAGGAGTTAGACATGCCTTTAAATATTGAAGTAACACAATTTCCGAATGGTATCGGTACCGCTGGAGACAACAGTGTACTGAATGCTATTCCTCTTCCCGGTCCACTCGCACTACTGTCCATCGAAGATTTTGGACCATACACCCTGCGGGATATACTTTGGACTGCTACGGCAATCGGTGCCGGAGTGACTCAAACTTTTCTGCTGAGTTCTGCTGGTGTCCAGCGTCAGGTGTCTGCAGGTGCAGCGACTGACGGAAACAAATTGCAAGCGGATGGTGATGGCTTGTTTACGGACACGTTCGAACTCGCAGTTGGTCAAGAAGCGTGGTACGGAATTCGCTTCAGAACGGATGATCCAATCCAAAACATCCTTCTCTTTGGTTTCTGGCCTGCGGTTGGTACGGTAGCTCCGACAGATGGTGTTTATCTGCGCAGTGATGATGGCAGTGCCGTTCTCAATCTCATTTCCGAGAACAATGGTGCGGCTCAATCGCTGACAGCACTCGGTACGCTTGAAGCGGACACGTGGTACGAAGCTGCGTTCTACTGGGATGGCATCGACAAAATCTCTGCTCAGTTCACGGGGCCGGATGGTGTCATTGGTGGTGGTGGGACGGTAATTCCGGGGGCGAACTTGCCTGCGGTAGGCACGCTTCCATCCTATCTGTTCTCTGCCGGTGAAGCTGCAGCGAAGACGTTGGACGTTGACTGGGTCCTCTTCGGAGGCTCTCGCTAATAGGGAGGGCTCGCCATGAGACCCATTGTACAAACGCGGCAACTTGCCGCTGCTGATCCGAATGGCATTGCTCTCGATCAACAGTTGGGAGCAGCTGGAGATCTGGTTCTTACAGGTGCGGCGTTAGTCGATGCCGACGGTGTTGCTCAGCTAGGCACTCAACGACAAGTTGAGTTCGAGTCGGCTGGCAACATCGCGACCGTGGTTTTCACGGTTTTCGGCACGGATGACTCTGGTGCGGAGATCACTGACACAGTGACAGGCATCAATGGGAGTGCCGTTGCGACACTACTCAACTTTGCGACTGTGACGCGGATTGCTGCTGACGCAGCAGTCGGTTCAGATGTAGAAGTTGGGACGAACGCACTAGGAGCTTCACAAACAGTTCCGCTTGATCAGTACCTGACTCCGTTCAACGTGAGTCTGTTCATTGACATCACTGGAACGGTGGATGTCACTGTTGAGTTCACTGGTGATGACGTGTTCGGAGACTTCCCCGGACCTCATAACTGGATACCTCATCCGGATCTTACCAACGTAACAGTTGACGATGACGCGACATTCATCTCGCCAGTCAGCGCCTGTAGACTGCTAACCAACTCTGGTGTTGGTACAGCGGTCCTGAGGATAATTCAAGCCGGAACCCTGTAATGGGGGGCATCACTAGATCGGGAGTGACCGCATCGTCGGTCACTTCCGACACTGTGACCAATGACAGAGTCACTGGTCCGCCAGCTAGTGCTGTCGGGGATATTCTTCTCATCGACGACGGTGGTGATGCTCTTCTCATTGAAGACGCTACTTCGGACAACAGACTAATAGAGACTTAACATGGCTAACTCAACTATTCCCGGTCTTGTTGCTGTAACTGTTCCTGCGCTCACAGACTTGTTCGGTGTGCGTCAGAGTGGGGACACGCGAGATAAAAAATTAACAGCGGCGCAGCTCAAGACCTTGTTCGGTGGCGTCAGCATTACCGGAACTCCGGCTAATTTGCAGGTTGCGTTTTGGAATCCAGACGGTACTGCAATTACAGGCAATGTTGGGCTCACGTTTGATACAGCAGCTCTTCGTAATCTTGCTGCGGGTGGAGCAATTCGTGGTGGTTTGTCGAATGCCGGTGGTATCCGAAACGTAGCTTCGTCTTCTACGGTTCCAACTTTGATTCCTCGCATGGACGATCTCAGTACTGGGATCGGATCTGGCGCGATACGAAATGTAAGTGTTACTTGTGATGGAGACTTCGCTCAAACTTGGCAGCATAGTACAGCTGCCGACAACTCAATCAGACAGTTTGTTCGGATAACAACTGGCGTCACTGCTAGCACAACGCAGACGCAAGGTAATGGATTGATTAACGGTGGACGCTTTACTGAAGTTACTACCGTAGCGAACCCAGACGACGTCATTACACTGCACAACACTTCTGCCGCAGGGTTCCATATCACTATCATGAACTCTGGGGCGAATCAGTTGCAGATTTTCCCACCAGTGGGTGAGACTATTTTAGGGAATGCTGTCAATGCGTCAGTAACGCTGGCTGTAAACAAGAGCATGACCTTCTACACCCTCGATTCGACCAACTGGATGATCGTCTCTGAACCGGGTGCTGGTGCTTCATTCCCGTCGTTAGCTCCTGATGGAACAGTAGGTGCGCCATCGTATTCGTTCTCAGGTGACCCTGATACTGGTATCTGGAAAGCGGGTCTCGGACAAATTGATTTTGCAATCAATGGTACGAATGCAGTCAAGATTACTGGTGACAGCATTCGCGCACCGAATGGATCACCAACTCTCACGGCTTTCGGATTCCTCTCAGATATAACTACCGGGTTCTATCGTGTGGGTGCTGGTCGTGTTGGTTTATCTTCAGCTGGATCATTAACGTGGAATTTCGATGGTGCTGACATCTTTGGACAAGCAACCACTGGTCCTGCTCTCAGTAACGTAAGTTCTACTGCTACCGCTGCCAATATTCATCCGAATAAAGGAGATCAAGATACAGGTCTAGGCTCTAATGCAGCAGACCAACTTTCCTTAATTGCTGGCGGTCTTGAACTTTTACGCCTGACGGAAGCTACCGTAGATCAGGTCATTATTGGACCTGCGGGCGTAATCGGAACCGCAGCTTTACCCTCCTTGGCATGGGGTGATGGAGATACAGGATTCTATGAAACTGTAGATGATTCGTTGACATTATCCATTGCAGGTGCTCAAGCGTGGTTTTGGTCAGGAGTCTCTTTTGGAGGCACACTCTCGAATGGTCCTGCTTTCGTAAATGAAGTTCCATCGGCGACCAACCCAACAGTAATACCGGGACGCAGTGATCCTGACACGGGTATTGGTTGGAACGCAGCAAATGAGTTTTCACTTATCGCAGGTGGTGTTGAGCATCTTAGACTTTCCGCTGCTAGCAATGCTTTCATGCTGGCAGGCACAGTCGCATCTGGTGACGGTGGCGATCTGGACTTGGACGCAGGTGCTTCAGGTACTGTTGCTGCTGATGCAGGCGGCGCAGTATCAATTACAGCCGGTGCATCAAACGCAGGTGGCGCAGGAGGCCTAGGTGGCGCACTTAGTTTACTCTCCGGAGCAGGATCAGGCGTAGCCGATGGTGGTGATATTAACATCACGACTGGCGACGGTGGTGCGGGTGGTGTTGGTGGCGATCTCATCATGCAAGTTGGTTTGGGCGGAGGTACAGCTGCGAGTGGCAACTGGTTCGTTAATACTCTAACTGGTATCGGTGCTGACGGTGGATCAGTAGCAGGAACTTCAACTGCCGGACTCGTAGCAATATACGGTGCCGGACATAGTGCCGAAGGACAGGCAGGTAACGTCGATATCTGGGGCGGATATGCTGCGGGCACTACTGCGGCGGCAATCGGTGGCGATCTTAACCTCTTTGGCGGAGGTCAAGGGGGTGGAGCAGGCTCAGGTGGTAATGCTCACCTCTACGGTGGCGAGAGTGACACTCAGCCGGGTGACGCAGAAGTTGAGGGCGGCGTAGCAACTGTCGGCGGTGCTGGCGGTGCAGCACGCGTTCTCGGTGGTGCCGGGTTTGGCACAAATCAAGATGGTGGCATAACCTCTCTGATCGCTGGAGCAGGCTCAGCCGGTGGTGGTAGCGGTGGTAGCGCCTTCATGAGAGGCGGCGCAGGCGGCTCTGGAGCCGGAAGTGGCCTTGGTGGAGGTGCTGTAATTTCTGGCGGTGCCTCACTAGCAACAGATGGCGGGGGCGGTCTAGTCAGTCTTGACGGTGGTGTCGGTACTGGCACTGGTGATGGTGGCTCAATAGATATTTCTGGCGGCATAGCCGGTGGTACCGGTGTTGATGGAAACATCACCCTTACGACAACCGAAGCACTCAGCCTCAACGGGGGTGAAGTCGGCTTCTATGCAACTACGCCAATCGCATTACAGACTGGGGTCGCAGTAACAATCGGCGCAGTTCACGCGGCCTTAGTTGCACTGGGATTGATTACAGCTTAACAGGAGAAAGAAATGGGTAAGAACGTAGGACTGACATATGTGAAGGACTTCTCGTTCCCCGCAGAGCAGGGCTTCACCGGTTCTGCGGGTGTGCACAAAGTGCGCGGTTACATGCGTGGCGGACACGTGAAGTCGAAAGCGCACCAGAAGATGCCGAAGAACGTCAAAGCGAAAGGCGGCACTGTGCACGACCAGCTGAAGAATGAAGGCGCAAAGATGGGCTATGCCTATGGTGGTACGGTCAAGAAAACGTCTGCCGACTTTGTGATGAAGAGCGGTAAGCAGGACACCATGGACCACGGTGTGCAGCCTGCGCAGGAAGGTCGCAATGAGGCCGAAGTTGAGGCTGGTGGCAACAAACGTCTGAAGGCCGGATACAAGGAAGGTGGTGGTGTGCGCCAAACGCGTTACAGGAAAGGCGGCACCGTTAAAAAAGGTAAAAGCAACGGAGACAAGGATGTGTCTATGGAAGAGCTGAAGGAGAAAGTAGCGGAGTTCTTCGGAACCACATACGGGCCAAAGACGACGGGACTAAAGGGATTGCTTGGTCTCGTCAGGCGTAAGGGACTGGATTCGAAAGCTGTCGAAGCAAAATTGAGAGCCATGAAAGGTCAGATATCTGACTTTGAACGGAAGAAGATGGAGGAGATAACGGCACGCGGAGGCAAAGGGGCGCTGAAGGGGACGAAGAAAGCTCGTGGTGGTCTTGTGGAGTACGCACAGGGTGGCGTAATAAAAAAAGCCGAGGCGGCTCAGTAGAAAAGGTCGCACGTCGAGTCGCCAAAGACGTAATGAAAGACCACGTTCGACATCCGCGTCCGCGAGGACACGGGCAAGGTGCGCGTGGTGGTCGTAGCGCAGTAAGAGGAGGTCGAGGTTAATGCCAACTACAGACACAGTCGGTTCGACCATCTTTTCGAATCAGCAGATCATTGATCATGCGTTTCGTCGGTGCAAGATGGTCGAGCAAGAGATCGCAGGTGAGCACATTACAATTGCTCTCGATTTGCTGTGGTTGTTCACTCAGACCTTGGTCAACAAAGGTATCAAGCTCTGGAATGTGGACCCGATCATTCTGCCAATTTACTGGCGTCAGGCAACTGTTCCGTGTCCGCTTGGTACGGTAGATACATACACCATCAATCTGCGCAACGGGAATAGGATTACCGGTGATGCAACTGCTACGGAGGGGATTGCGGGCAATGCATTCGATAGTGATCTGACTACGGCATGTACACAGGTGGCTGCTGCAGGCAACATCAGCATGGATCTGGGTACCGATGGTGCCACTGCGATCTTCACCTTTGGCATCATGCCCAACGTCTCCGGGACGTGGGATTACGTGATCGAGGCCTCGAACGACAACTTCGTTACAGCCACGACATACATCACCAAGACAGGTCAAGCAGTCGTTGCAAATGAGTGGCTCTGGGAAGACGTACCGGCAGTGTCACGTGTGACAGAGTTCCAGTATTGGCGACTGCGTGCGACAGGTACCACAGTGCTCGATGTGATTGAGCTGGTGTATCAGAACAAGCCCAATGAGATTCCGATGTACAAGCTCAATCGAAATGATTATGCGAACTTGCCGGACAAGTTCAGCACTGGGCGACCGACGCAATTCTGGTATGACAAACGACGCACGCAGCCAGAGATAGAGCTTTGGCCGAACCCCGGTGCTGAGTTTACGTTCGATCAGATCACTGGCTTCGTGCAGCGACAGTTGCAAGATGTCGGTGTGATGACAGATGAACTGGAGGTCCCTGACCGCTGGTACCTTGCCATTGTATGTAACTTGGCAGCAGAACTGGGCAGGGAGCTTAAAGAGGTGGACGAGGTGATCGTTCCTCGATTGGATCTCGACGCAGAAAAGTATTTGAGTGACGCATGGACAGGTGAGACTGATGAGTCTGAAGTGTACCTGCGTCCCAACATATCACCGTATACGAGATAATCATGGCAATTTTTTTAGACCCAACGGGGAATTCAACTTACGGCATTGGCATTTGTCAGCGTTGCTCACGGAAGATGTTCTTGCATGAGTTGCATTCTGATCCGAACACACCGGGGTTGAAAGTCTGCATCGATGATCTCGATGATTACGATCCGTATCGCTTAGCTCCGCGGCAAGCGGATCGAATTACGCTGCCGTTCTATCGTCCTGATGAGCCTCTAACACCGGGAGGACCGAATCCCAATCCGATATCCCTGTTCGGTGTTCGAGATGCTTTTGGCGAGAGTCCACGTGAAACGGAAGACGGGAGGTTACGCGTGCTTGAAGACGCGACGGTGAACCAGAACGAGGTAGATCCAGATGCCTAATATAAAAATTTCGGATCTGGAACCTGCTGCGCTACCTCTCGATGGAGCTGCAACTTTCTTCGAGGTGCAGACAGTTGAAGCCGCACAAGATGTCAGCCGAAGAGTTTCGTTAGACCAGCTTATAGCTACCACTGGATTGGATGCGACGTTCGTCACAGTGTCGGCGAACGCGCAACTTCCGAACGAACGTATACTAACTGAAGGGGCTGGCATCTCCATTGTAGATGCGGGACCGAACAGTACGATCACGGTCAGTCTCGATGATCCGTTGTTGCTCAGTGGCGGATCGGTTGCTGCGCCGACTTACAGTTTTGCCGGAGATCCAGATACTGGTGTCTACAATCCGTCGGCTGATGTTCTTGGATTCGCTGCCGGTGGTGTTCAGATTGCTCAGGCAGTAGAAGTTGTCGGTGCGAATCAGTTTATCGTTTCTCCGGGAGTGTTCCAAGATGCTCCGGCGACACCTAGCCTCGCCTTCGGCGACGGTGACACTGGTCTCTACGAAATCGCCGATGACAATCTTGCGATTGCGACCGCTGGTGTTCTCAGAGTGACGTTTGCTGCCGGGATCTCGATATTCGCTGGGACCGTCGATGTGTCGGGTGGTGATCGACCTCGTTTGGAGAACCTTGCAGCAACTTTGACTGTGCCAAACATAATTCCTTTTACGAATGATTCAGACACAGGAATTGGAGCAAATGGCGCAGATAGTCTTGCGCTGATCGCTGGCGGAGTTCAAATTGCTCAGGCAGCAGAAGTCGTAGGTGCGAACCAGTTCATCCTCACTCCCGGCCTGATAGATGACAATCCGGCTGCTCCGACGCTTGCCTTCGGTGACGGTGACAGCGGCTTCTATGAAGAAGTAGATGACACTATCGCTGTCGCACTGGAGGGTGCAAAAGAATTTGAGTTCGGACCTATTACAGGTGCTGATCCCGATTTCTCCAGTGTGGAACTGCTCACAAATTTGGATGGTCCTGACGGTGCTACGTCATTCACTGAGCAATCAAACAATGCTGCTGTTGCTACATTCGTTGGTGGTGCAGAACTCGATACCGCACAGTTCAAATTCGGCACTGCATCGTTACTGCTAGACGGTCTTAATGACTATCTACATTTTCCTGACATTGCTGGCTACACTTTCGGATCTAATCTTTTCACAATAGAGGGATTTGTAAGATTCGCTTCACTGCCAGCAGTTGGCGACGAAATGACAATGGTCTCTCAGTGGGTCATTGGTGGTGGCACTGATCGAGCATTCGCTGTCAGTCTTATTCAGGATGGTCTTGATTACAGGATAAGATTTGAATCCGAAGGCGGCGTGGGCGTTTTTGAACAAGGTGGTCTTGGTGGCGCACCGGCTCTGAATACATGGCACTATTTCACCGCACAGAGATCGGCAGGCGACACACTTAGTATCTGGTGGAATGGCTTACTTGAATTTGAAGCTGGTGGCATCTTCACAGGTTCGGTACTAAATAACTCAACTACCACCCTCAAACTCGGTGTATTAGATCCGACTGGTGGCGCTAACGCAGCTTTTGTTGATGGCTGGATTGACGAAGTACGCATCACGAATGGGGTTGCTCGTTATGCAACGGGTGGACCTATCACTGTACCCACGTCAGCTTTCCCAACTAATAGCGCACAGTTCACAGGGGCTGCTGTTGGAGCCGGTAAACTCTTTAATCAAATAGCAAGCCTCACCAGTCCTACGCTTGTTCCGAGAAACGATGACGACGACACCGGTATTGGTGGTGATGGCAGCGACATCTTGGCGCTCATCGCTGGCGGAGTTGAAGGTATACGAGTTACTGAAGCAGCGTCAGCAATTTCTATCAATACATCTGGTCCTATCTTGGCTCCTAACGGAGCGGTTGGTGCGCCGAGTTATTCCTTCGCGAGCGAAACCAACAGTGGCATGTACTACGACGGGCAACCGAAGTGGTCAGTCATTGGCACTGAAGTCATGCGTATGGATGACACTGGTGTTCTCGGACCATCCGCTTCTGCACCAACTTGGTATCTGGTCAGTGATGAAGCTGCTACAAATACCAACCCGATCTATGCTTTCAACAACGACAACAACTCAGGTATCGGTGGTGACGGTTCTGCTACGGTTTCAATCATTGCAGATAGCATAGAGATTGCTCGTGCGGTTAATGCTGCGACTGATCAACTCATACTCCATCCGGCTTCTGCCACTATCGGAGCACCAGCTTTCCCTGCTCTACAATTAGGTAGTGCTGCGATTGGATTCAATACACTCTTCAGTCAGCTTCGTATAGTTATTAACGGAGTAGATACTTGGAGAGCTTCTGGGTCTGATTTCGGTGCGTCTGTTACGACAACTGGTCCGGGGCTTGTCAATGCTGGTACTGTCAGCCTGACGACACCGGGTCTCGCTCCCATCGCTGACAACGTCGGCACTGGTATCGGTTCGTCCGCTAACAACAATATTGCAATCATTGTTGATAGTGGAACAGCCGTCTTGTATTCAGAGGCTACTGGTCGCATCGTACAAACGAATGAGAACGAAGTCGGGCTGACCGCGAGCGTCACGCAAACTCAGGCCGGAGGCCTCTTACTACGTTGCTCTCGCAACGAGATTCAGACGGTAGCGAATGCTGGTGACGCTCTCACTGCGTTCGCAGTCACTGCCGGTACTAAGCTCGAAGTCATTAACAATGGTGCTAATTCACTTCAACTCTTCCCAGCACTGGGAGATAACATTGGAGCCGGAGTTAATACGGCCATTGACATTGAGAGTGGACACGTCGGGGTGTTCCTTGGTCGTGATGCTACAAACTGGGATACATTGTTCAACGGCAATCCTAACCAGATCGCTACAGGTGGAGCGACTGTCTCCGGGCAATGGCAGTTTGACAGCAACACTACTGAGGCTGATCCGGGTCAAGGCCTCTTCCGAAACGATAACGCTACCATCGGTTCGGTCACCGAAGTATTCATCAACAGCGTAAGTGAAACCAACGCTGATTTTGATGTCATCTTAGGGCTCCTTGGTAATGGCGATCAGCTCTACATCCAGAATATTGAAGATGCCACCGAGTTCATGCTGTTCGACATTACAGCGAACGTGGACAATGGTGGTTGGTATTCTCTTGCAGGTTCGGTCTCCGCTTCAAATGCTAACTTCACCAACGGTGAAAAATTCGGCATCTTGCTGCTCTTCGGTGGAGGAGCTGTCGCAGGTACTACAACCAATTCGATGCTCCGCTTTGACGGAGCGGCATTCATTGAAGAGACTCAGGTACAAGTCACAGCTGCGGGTGTCTTCTCCGTCCTCGACGCTGGGCTAACTGACTCCGTATCTATCAGCCATAACGGAGCAGCAGGAACTATTGCTTCGGTCGGTTCGACGGCACTGAACTTTACCGGAGTTGCTACTCAATACTTCTTCGATAATAACGTCGTAGTCGCGGGGGATATCACAGCTGCTGGAGGCAATCAACTTGTCGCTCTTGATACGCTCGCAACTGATTCAGTAACTATCGATCACGACGGAACTGATGGCAATATCACTTGCACACTGACCGCAGACCTGAACTTCATTGGGGCTGGAGCTTATACGTTTGACACTGATATTCAGATGACAAGCGGAGGGCAGATCTTTGCTGGATTCGGTACTGCGGCTGATCCTGCTGTTGCGGTTCGCTCAACTAACATGGGAATGTATAGCGATACTGCAACCATACTAAAATTCACAACGAGTAGTACAGAGCAATTCCGAATCGCTAATGGGATATCAGAAATGTTCTCCGATGCGTTCAGGCTGAGACCTGACATCGGGGCTGAATCATTTTTCATGGCTGTTGACCCTGTAAGTGACCCTCTCGATATGGTCACATCATTAACAGGATTGACCGATTGGCATGTTGAAGGGACTGGATTTGAACGGCTCTTCTTACATCAACCTAATCTGGCGATGCTAGAGAAATCTGCTGCGCCGGGGGATGAGGTAGGTGTTGGTCAGGTATGGGTACGGGATGATGTACCGAACACTTTGGTGTTCACAACGGATACTGGAGTTGACAAGCAACTTGTCAACGACGCAGTTCAGGCCAGACGCACGACTGATCTTGCGCTCACGACTGCGTTCCAAGACGTCACGTTGGACGTGACTGACATCGAGACTGACTCCGCTGTCCTCGATCACGATCTCGCTACCAACAGTGACAACATCATCGCTGGAGTGGCTGGTACTTTTAGAATTCACTATGGAGTCAAGGGTGATCCGACTGTCACGTCCAATCGAAACATGCTGCTCAATGGCAGAGTGCGGCTCAACGATGGTGGAACGGGTATCGCTGGTTCAATCGCTAGTACTGGCTTCTTCAATGACTCCTCGATAGATGGCGAGGCAGTTCCCAATCGTTTAGATATCACGTTCTACGCAACTCTTGCTGCCAGCGACTTCATAACGTTGCAGGTGAGCAAGACGGAAATATCGGGTAGTGACGACGACGATGCAAACGAAATAACATTTACCGCAGAGAGGGTACTGTAATGGGGTTCCGAGTAACGTCAAGTCTGACGGAAGATTGGGTCAAGATTGCCGAGATGGCAAGTGCTGATCCGTTCCTCAACATCTGGCATCCGGGTACTCTTGAACTGGAATGTGAGACCGTCGATCAGGCTACGCTCGACACGGCACATACAGCATATCTGGCTGATCAGGCGAACATTGATGCTGCCACTGCAGAGGCGAACACAGTTCGTCAACGCAATCAGGCAGAAATAGCTCCCGATGGAGAGGGGAGTGGCGGCATGAGTGCTCGTTCGCTCATCGCTGTATTCAATCAGCGAGACAACTTCCTGACTACTCGCATCATACAGTTGCAGGACGCAATGGATGCGATGAAAGCAAGTGTAGGAGCAGCGGATAGCATCCGTGCCGCTATTCCGGCGAACTTCTTACCAACAGCAACGCGTCCACGGAATGACGCGATTCAAGACTACAAGGACGAGATTTCATCCGGCGATGCCGATAACTAAAAGGGCGAAGACAATGACAAATAAGATAGATCTTAATACGCAACAAATTTTTGCTGCTGCTAATGCAGGAATGACGTTACTGAATACACCCGGAGCTGTGAATGTTCCGGGTCCTATGGCTGTCAGTGGAGTGACGGGAACTTTGTACGCTCTGTTGTCAGCTATCGTCAACCGAGAGGTGATGATAGTTAACGTGCCACCGCAGCTGGAAGAAGCACCTCCGGCTGAGCCCCCCAATAAGGAAGTAGCAGACGCAGTTGCAACTGCTATGAAAAATAATGGGAAAGGCGAGGCTGCGCCTATAGCTCCCGTGGAATCCGAAGAGACTCCGCCCGCAGCTAATGAGGCGGAGGCTGCAAAGGGACAGAGGAAATAAAATGGCAAGCAAGGCCGAAGTCAAAGAAGCGGGAATTCGCATAGGTGTTAATCAAATTATCACCTACGCAGGTCTCGTGCCTATTTTCTGGTTCATCATCCAGCCCATTCTCGTGAATGCACTGGCTGAAGAGATGCAACAGTCGATTGAGCAGACGGTTGCGAAGCAGGTGGACCCGATCAACAGTGCCTTCGTAGCCTTGCTGCAACGGGACATCAACGCCACGAAAAAGGATATCGCGGCGTTGAAGTTCCGACAACGACAGGATGAAGACTGGACAGCAGTTGACGCAGAGTATCTGGCAGATTTGGAGATTCAATTAGCTGCGCTGGAAGAGGCGAAAGCAGCCCTTATAGCGGATAACACAAGCTGATGGACCTGATCCTTGAGAGATTCAGTTATGCGTCCACGGAGACTGAGGGTGTTCTTAGTTTGCCTGATCACAATCTGGCTACTATTGAACGTCCGTGGGTGCCTGTTGATACTCCGGGAGGAAAGCCGTTCGCGTCCTGTGTCCCAGACGGAACGTACGTACTTGAACCGTGGACAAGACCGAACAGAGGTGAAGTTTACATCCTCACGAACTTCGATCTGGGAGTGTACAGATTGGAAGACGACCTGCCGGAAGAAGGAGGTCGCTTTCTTGTGCTCATCCACATTGCGAATTACGTTCGAAACGTAGTTGGCTGTGTCGGACCGGGGACTCAGAGAGTCATTATGAAAGACAAGAAGACCGGTACGTATGAACGAGCAGTTTCGAGCAGCGGAGAAGCAATGAAAATTCTTCGCACAGTGTTAGGACGTGAAGAAACCCATACGTTAATTATCCGCCCAAGGTGCGGAACAGGGGGAACGACATGAATACGATTATAGGTGCACTTATCGCGACCATCATCGCCATGGCGACGGCAGCACTGGCACTGTTGAGTGGACCGGAAGTCACTTCTTTGAGTGACATCTCCGGTCTCCAGTGGACCATCCTGCTTATTGGTGGCTTGATCACATTTGGTAAAGACTTCCAAGCGATTTCCGCCCGACGTTTGGTGAATAAAGTCACAGGCACGGGTGATGGAGGTATCTAGTATGAACCACGTAACCGTAGGAGTGCGTCAGTTTCAGACGTTCTACCTACTCGCAATCATGCTCTTGTTGCAAGCATGTGCAGGAGCGAATCCGATTGCGAAGGCAGAAACGACTGAGCAGAGAGCGTTCGCAACGTACGGCACGTTCGTGATCATCGAGGAGCAAGCTGCGAAGCTGGTCTCCAGCGGACAGATCTCGGACAGTGCTGTGCGTGCTATTGCACGTGCAGATTCACAAGTGAAGTCAGTGGCAGATTCCCTGCTAGATGCGACACTCGAATTCACAGTGATTCGGGCAGAGTTTGAATCTGGCGGAACAGGGGAAGAGCAATTTGTCCGAGCTATGAATGAATTAAACGGCTGGGTCGAACGAGCGAGACCCCTGATCGCTAACTTAATATCCGCTGTGAGAGGAGCTGAGTAATGGGCATTATAGAACTCGCCTTAGTGGCGATAAAAGGACTGTCCGTGGTTCTGAACAATCCGGCAGTCGGCGGCAAAAGTAGCGTCAAGTTTCAGGACGCTTCCGAGTTGCTCGCATTACTGGGCGAACTATTGACGCGTGGTGATGAAGCTCACGACGAGCTTGTTGCGTTTACGAAGGTAGTGGAAGGGATGGCAGCGCAGGGTCGAGCGCCGAACCGGGTTGAGTGGGACACGCTCCGTGGTCGAAGCGATGCTGCTCACGACATCATTCAAGCAGCTGCAGCTGCAACTGAAGAAGAGACGGAGCAAGTCTTTCTGGAGGAGCTGACCAAGGCTGAGTTGTTAGCGCAGGCTGCAAGGGATGGAGTCTCGGTTCCTTCTTCCGCAACAAAGGCTCAGATCATAGAACTGCTAGAGGCTGTCGAGGAGTAGTCCATGGCTGTCTCGATGACATTCAACTCGCTCCTTGAAGATATGAAGAAGTATCTGGAGCGAGGTACGGCTGTCGATCCCTCTGTGTTCGACCAGCTCCCCAGCCTGATCAACTTGGCTGAACGGGAGCTGGCGAACCAGTTGAAAATACTGGGGTTTGTAAAGGTAGTGACAGATACGATGGGTGTCGGACAGTCAGTTATTCCAAAACCAAACCGCTGGCGTGACACGATCTCGATCAACTTCGGTGTGGGAGCAGAGCAAGTACGGACACAATTGTTTCCTCGTTCCTACGAGTACTGTCGGACCTATTGGCCGGATGAAGATCTCACTGATCAGCCGAAGTTCTACTCTGATTACGACTACTTCAACTGGCTGATAGCTCCGTCAGCAGACTTTGCATACCCATTTGAAGTCAATTACTGGGAGTTGCCTGCGTTGTTGGATAGTACCAATCAAACGAATTGGACAACGGACTTCGCCCCCAACAGTCTACTTCATGGTGCGCTGCTGCAGGCGACTCCCTTTTTGAAAAACGATGAACGCATTCCTGTTTGGCAGACAATTTACGATAAGGATGTTGCAATACTCGAGGCGCAAGACATGAAACGCATCATTGATAGGAACGTTACGAGAGGGAGTGTCTGATGTCTTACACCGATGTCTTTGGCGGAGAACTGATTTTCCCGTCCCAGCTTAGTTACTTAGCAATTACTACTGCAGTTGATGTCACGTTGCAGTGGCCGACTGAGCAACAGATCACAGGTGACAATGTCGTTGCCGATGTCATGGACGTGACGACTTCGGTCGCATCACTCAACATCGACATGCCGGATGCCCGGAACACATCGGAAGGTAACAAGACTACGTTCAACAACGTTGGTGGCGAGACATTTAATGTGCGTGACAACACCGGAGGCACCATCCAGACAGTGCAGCCCGGTGAACAGTGGGTCTTGGTACTCACAGACAACACGACGGACGCAGGTACTTGGACCACCTTCCTGTTAGGTGGCAATGCAGCTACCCCGGCATCTGCTTCTGTACTGGCAGGTGCAGGTCTCAGAGCTGACGGCGCACAACTTTCTCAGAAGATCGATTCTGATGAAGAGAGTGCAACGCCGCTTACTGTCGTCGATGGTGATCGAGCGAAGTGTTTGATCTATGTCGGTGGTGCCGGACAAGCTGATCTGCCCGCTGCTGCTGGAGTTGGTAACGACTGGTTTTTCATGCTGAGAAATTCCGGATCGGGTACGCTGACTGTCGTGCCACCGTCAGGTGAGATTGACGGTAGTTCGAACCTTGCCTTAGATACAAATAGCAGTTGCTTCATCTTCACCGATGGTGCCGACTGGTTCACCATTGGACTTACTGCTTCTTCAACCATTGCGTTCGATTTCGTTTCACTTCCCATTCCGGGGTCAGGAGACTTTGTACTTTCTGGCGCGAACCTCGACCGGATTTCGTATCGCTTCACAGGCGCGCTTACCGGTGACCGAAAGGTAGTTGTGCCCGACACTACGCAGCAGTACTGGTGTGACAATCAGACGTCAGGTGCTTTCACTCTGACAATTGGAACAAATGCACAGGCGTCTCCTCCGACCCTAGATCCGGGTCAGACTGCGATCATGTACTCCAACAGTATCGAAGTGGTCGATGCAGTGAATGCTGTCAGCGTCATGTTCCCGATTCAAATCTCACAAGGTGGTACGGGAGCGACGAATGCAGCTGATGCACGTACGAATTTGGATGTTCCTTCAACGTCAGAGGCTGTCCCAACTACACGATTAATTAATTCCGGAGACGCACTGAATGGAGGTGGGGATCTCAGCTCTGACTTAACCCTTGACGTTCAGGTTGGACTCGGTCTCGACATTCCTTTGGGAATTGAGATCGCGTTGGACCTGACTGATACCCGCAATACCAATCACGCTAACGTCGATCTCTTAGCTGGTACAGGAATCAGTGCTGCAGGGTTGGGAAACATCACCGCTGACAGGACAATCAACGCCAATTTAGCGACGGAAACTGTGGAAGGAGTCCGACAGATCGCAACGCAAGGGGAGGCAGATGCAGGTCTCTTAGATAATGTTTTCATGACACCGTTGAAGGTGGCGAACCTTCCGGCAGCTGGATCTGTGTACACCGTAACAAGTGGAAATTTCGTTCCTGTATGGACTGGGTTCGCAGGAGGGGCTTCCCCGACGCTCACTGTATTCTGGACGAGACTTACCTCTACTGTACCGGGTGCGAGTGACATTGCAATCATGCGGTTTGGTCCTCCGGGGCTGCCGACTGGAACATCCAACGCTACTACGATGACCATTACGAATATTCCGGGAGCAATTACTCCGGGTGCTATCGGAGGGTCAGAGACTACGATGTGTTCGCAACTCATAGACAACGGAAGCCTGCTCTTGATTGGAAATGCCAGTGTAGGGTTCACCGGAGTAATGGCTTTCAGAATGGGCAGAGATAGTGGTATCGCTGGTACACCTTTCGGCATATCTCCCAATTTATTCACAGCATTCGGAATTAAAGGAATTTCTCAACAGACGTTGTTGATATATCTGCTCGATTAAATTATGGCTAAGCAACCTGCACTCATCATCTCGCAGCCCGGTATCAAACGGGACAGTTCCCGTTTCGATAGCGAGAACTATATCGATGGTCGATGGTGCAGGTTCCAACGTGGCAAACCGAAAAAGATGGGCGGCTACCAACAGGTGACTGACACTGTGCCGGAAATTACACGCGGCATGGCTACCTTCTCCGAAGATAACCAGCAGTTCTTGCACTTGGGACATCCCAACACGATAGGTCAGTACATTGTTTCTAACGGTACATTAGCAGCCTTCAACGACCGCACGCCCGCAGGTTTCCCCGTGGGGCTCGACATGCTGTGGCAGTTCGATGTCTATGCTGACACGTTAGGCACTGCCAATCATGTTTTGGTTGCACATGCAGCACCGAACGCACTCGACATCGATAACTCTGTTGGTGGCGACATCTACATTGACACGCTTACTGCAGGCACAGTGCTTACTACGACGGGACTGAATACCGATGCAACAACGGGTTGGAATACCGGCACGTTCGGACCCGTAAGTGGTGGCATCGTCGTCAGTGGTCAGTACCTGTTTGCGTACAGCAGTGACGGATTGATCAAACAGTCACAGATTAACAACTTGGGTGAGGTACCTGCCGAATTTAATTTAGGCACACAAAAAATTGTTAAGGGACTTCCTCTTCGAGGTGCAGGTAGTGGTCCTGCTGTTTTGCTCTGGGGTCTCGATTCACTCATTCGTGGGACGTTCCAACCTAATGGTCCGCCGGACTTTGCATGGGACATCGTTGCACGAGGTCTTACGGTCCTGAGTTCACAGGGTATCGTCGAGCTGGACGGCATTTACTATTGGCCGGGTGTTGATCGTTGGCTGCTGTTCAACGGTGTCGTGCGAGAGATGCCCAACGATATGAACCAGAACTGGTTCTTTGACAACATCAACTTCACGCATCGGAATAAAGTTTTCGGTTTCAAAGTGCCTCGCTACGGTGAGATTTGGTGGTGCTATCCACGTGGGTCTGCAACTGAATGCACTCACGCAGTGATCTTCAATGTACGTGAAGGGTACTGGTACGACACACCGTTACCTGACTCCGACGATGTTAATCAGGGACGCACCGCGGGTGTCTTTGCTGACGTGTACCAACGTCCGTTCATGGTGGACAACGAGGTGACTGCGAACGGTCGTACGCTCTGGCAACACGAGACGGCATTCGACAAGATCCGCACATCATCAATCAGCGCTGTCCAATCGTTTTTCGAGACACACGAGATGTCACTGCTGGACACTGGTCAGAGTACCAAGTCAATTAGTTGCTCCTACATAGAACCTGACTTCGTGCAGGTAGGTGACATGACCGTGACGTTGAAGGGACGTGCGAACGCGAAGGCTGCGGTGACGGAAGTAACTCCACCGGCAACTATCTTCGAGACACCAGCTACGTCCGATGAAGAGACCGTGAAGTTCAAAGATATAAGACGGTTGATGAGCTTCAAGTTTGAGTCAAACGTGGGCGGAGGGAACTACGAACTGGGCAAGACCTTCGCACACATCGAACCTGCAGACGGAAGGGTTGAGTCATGACCATCATCAATCCCACAGGTTTTAAAGACGTAATCGAGTGGGCAGATTTCATGGCTGGCGCACTGGGATTCTTCACCGATCCTGTGGCTGGTTCAGATGATCAGTTCGAGCGACTGGATGATCCTGACAAGTGGCAGGACTGGGCAGCAGGAGTGTTCGGCGGAGTAGATCCACTGGGACAGGACGTACCCGATCCATTTGCATATGATGACTGGCGCGAGTGGGCAGAGAGAATGTTTGCAACGACAAATTTTACAGGATAGAGCTATGCCATTACATAAAGGTCCAATGGAAAAGGGGAAAGAACTGGTTGGTCAAGGACGGATGCTTGCACGTGCTTCACGTGGGGAAGGCATGGCAGCGCTTGACCCGAATCGATCCCGACTGGCAGCTGGGAGAGAGTCGGCTCGACGTCTGATGGGGGGTACGCAGATGCAGAACAAGGCTCAGCAGCAGCAACAGATGGCACAACAGATCCAACCGCAGGGTGGTCTGGCTCAGATGATGAAGGCGAAGGGCGCAGACAAATCCATGGTCAAGGCTGTGCAGCAGATTGAAGATACGCCGGGGGGCAAGGAGTTGCTCTATACCAAGGCAGCTGAAGAGCTGATGCAGTTCCAAGGTATGCCGAAGAAAGATACCAAGAAGGTTCGTCTCTACAAATACGGTGGTTCGGTCGAACGAGCCTACGCTGAAGGTGGCAAGGTCAAGGCTGCAGCAGAGCGGACACGCAGTGCGGGACGTGGTGAAGACGAGATGCTGGTTCACATGACTGAGGAAGAGTTTGGTGTTCTCAAAAACATGTGGGGTGATCCTGATATCAACCCGAACACCGGCATGCCCGAGTATGGCTTCCTGAGCAAGATCTGGAAGAAGGTCAAGAAAGTTGTGAAGAAAGTCGTGTCGTCGAAGATCTTTCAGGTCATTGCGCCTATCGCACTTTCGATCTTTGCGCCGGGTCTCGGTACTGCTATCGGTGGCATGCTCACCGGAGGTGGTACAGGTTTAGTTGCCAGTACCGTAGGCAACGCAGTGCTTCAGGGCGGACTGAGCGCAGCTGGTGGTGGTGACTTCGTGAAGGGAGCACTCTCCGGTGCGATCACAGGTGGTCTCGGTAAGGTTGCAGGCGGCAAGCTCGCCAACGTTCTTCCCGGAGTCTCTGAGGGCACGAGGGCAATCATCGGATCGAGCTTAGCTGGAGGTGCAGCTTCTGCAGTAACAGGTGGTGACTTTGTTCAGGGTGCACTTGCCGGAGCTACCGGAGAGATGATGCGTCCGATGATGGAGAAAGTCACTGCGGGAGGACAGAAGGCATTCGGTCTCCAAGATCCGGAAGCAGGTGGAATCCTAGCCGTACGAACCCCTGAGGATGCGGCAATTGCGGAGGCAGGTGGTCTTGGGGAAGTCGCACTTGCTTCTCAGCCCGCTCTAGGTGTGGAAGGCATGCCTGCTGGTCAACCTGTAGGTGGTGGGGATAAACAACAACAACAGATCACAACCCCGGAGGCTACTGCTGCTGCTGTACAAGACCCCAGCCTCATAGAGAAATATGCTATGCCTGCATTACTGGCTGCAAGCGCACTCGGTGGTGGCGAGCAGGAACAGCCCGAGCAGCCACCGCTGCCGGAAGGCTGGAACGATCCGTTGCCGCTTTACGAGATGGATCGACAGTTCGCAGGCATGGACCCCAGTGCGTACTACACATACGGACAGGCAGGTTCGCCCCAGTCTGGACAGCACCTGTTCATGGAACCTCAGCCGTTCGCCGGAGTGCCCCAAGATCCGACGACTCCAACTCCGGGAGCTGGGGGTGACATGCAGTCTATGATTGCGGCAGGTCAGCCGGTCCCGGCTAGCGCGGTAGGGATACAGGGAACACAAGCCTTGACGCAGGCTGGCTACACGCAAGACCCCGGCACAGGCAACTGGAACCCACCGCAGTTGGGACAGGGCTTGCCGCAGGCTCGTGGAGGTTACCAACGTGGAGGCGAATACGACTACTGGTCGCAGAATGCCGACGTTCCACGGGCAGCGCCCACAGTGGCTTCTAACGGACGTTATGTTAAGGGGCAGGGCACTGGTAGGTCGGACGACATCCCCGCTCGACTGAGCGACGGTGAGTACGTCATGGACGCAGAAACGGTGGCACTCTTGGGTGACGGATCGGGGAGTGCGGGCGCTCGCCGTCTTGACGAGATGCGTCGGAACCTTCGCCAGCACAAAGCCAAGAACCTCCGGAAGGGTGGCTTCAGTCACAAGGCGAAGCAACCGCACCAGTACATGGCGCAAGGCGGCATGGTAAGACTCCGTCGAGCGATGATCGAATCAGGGAGAATTTAAATGGGCGCGAACTTAGACTTCCTATTTGAGGGGAGGCCTCCGCAATCGACTACAACCTACGGGACGACTGTAGAAGGCACCCCGAAGTGGATGTCGGACTACACGCAGGGACTGATTGCACGTGCGAACGCAGCGGCAGCTGAGCCTTATATCCCGTACGGTGGACCGAGGATTGCTGGGTTTGATCCTGCACAAGAAGCTGCGTTTGGACTGACTGAGCAGAATGTCGGAGCGTACCAACCCTACATGGAACGTGGAGCCCAAGGTCTTGCTGGAGGCTTGGAAGCCGCGGGTGGTATGCGGGGCAGAGCACAGCCTTACATTGATCAGGCAACTGGAAAGTGGACTGATCCCGGCGTCGTCGAATCGTACATGAACCCGTTCATTGGGAACGTGCTTGGGCGACAAGAAGATCTTGCCACGCGTACGTTACAAGAAAGTTTCCTGCCGTCCTTACAAAAGGCTTTCGCGGGAGCCGGACAACTCGGCTCTCGTGGTGGCGAGGGTTCGATGGAAACCATGGGCATCCGAGGCATGAGGGATATTCAAGAAGGGCTCGAAGCACAGCGTCTTGAAGCACTCTCTGGAGCCTACGGTCAGGCGGCTGACATTCGCGGACAGGATATTACGGCTGCACGAGAACTGGCACGTGTATCAGGTGCCCTCGATGAGGCACAGGCTGGCGCACTGTACCAAGGTGCTGACGTAGCGGGCCGCATGGGTGAAGCAGCTCAGCGGATGGGTCTCACTGATGCTGCTGCGATGGAAGCCGTTGGTGCGCAGAGACGTGGACTTGAACAGGGAAGTATGGACCTCGCGTATCAGGATTTCTTGGAGCAACGTGATCTGCCATGGCAGCGTCTGGGACAGATGTCAGAAATCATCCGAGGCTTGCCGCCATCGTTTGTACCGAGAGCAACGCAGCGTACTGATGTTGGACCTGCATCGGTCTACCAGCCGTCACCGCTGTCACAAATCATCGGTGGCTACGGTGTGTACCGTGGTATGAATCCACAAGCGGAAGGTGGTTACATCGAACCGGGAGGACTGGAAGATTACGCACTAGGAGGAATGGTGCGTGACGCCGGAGCGAGGTTATTCGGCTTGGGAAAACAGGGAGCGGGCGCGTTGAGTAGGTGGGCGCGCTCGCTATACCCAGACCAAAGCAGGAGCATTGGCGTAGCAGGCGGAAAACTCCTGAAGCAGGATCATAAGCAGGATTAATGTCATGAGAGCAGAAGTAGAACGTGGATATGAATTTGGTGGTGGTGTCCTCGATGATGAGGAGACCATTACTACGGTTGACCAATTAATTCCGGACCCGATGCCGAAGACAAAGCCTACCACTACACGTGAGCTGATTGACATACACCGTGAGCAGCAAATGCAAAAGCTCAAAGGTGGTCAGGAACGAATCGCAGCGAGACGTGCGGAGATGCAAAAGAAAGATGAACAAGCCAGATGGTTTGCACTCGCACAGGGTATGTTGGCACCGACAAAGACCGGTGGCTTCGGTGAATCTCTGGGTACAACTGCTGGATTGCTACGGCAAGAACAAGAACTGTCTCGTCAGGGAATGAGCGACCTCTTAGACGAAGAAATGTTACTTGCAGGACAGGAAGCTGACGTTGGGACAGATTACATTTCTCAGCTGCAGGCGCAAGAGCGCATCGAAAAAACAGGCAGAGCAGGACGTTATGGGTCCGGACGTACACCGGTAGGTGTAGCTGGTCTGTTCGCTCATCCTGAAGACCCTAATCGGGATGCACGTGCTCAGCCGATATGGGACGCTGACAAAGAGGAACCGCAATTTAATGAGGACGGGACTCCGATGCTCGATGAGAACGGTGAGCAGGTAGTCAAACTGGGTGCCATGGATCTGGAGTATTTGGATTCAAATCCAACGGATGGGAGTATTCCGTTTGCAACATCTCCTTACGATGTATGGAGGCAGACGAACTTAGCAAATGCTACAAACTTTTCAGAGGACTTCATAGCACGAGCCAGTAATGACATCGAAGGTGCGCGGGACGCATGGATACAGATCCCGAAACTTCAAAGGACAATGGCATTACTGGACGAGGTAGGGGAAGGAGGACCCGGCACAAGTGGATGGGTAGCATTAGTGCAGGGACTGCAGGAATGGTTTGGTGTTGATACTAGAGATGTCACTAACGTAGGCGTGCTACGTCACAAGTTAGGTCAGAACGTCCTTGATGGTCTCAAACATTTTCCGGGGCAAATTTCAGAGGGTGAACGGCAGTACGTGGAGAGACTGGAAACTTCTATTGCGAAATCAACCAGCATAAACATAGAACTTATTCGAGAAGCTCTGCAACTACAGCAGGAACGCTGGCAGAGGGGAAAAACTTCCGCTGTAGAATTGAATAAAAACGAAGTACTTCGGGGCATGATGGGGGTGGACTTTCGAGCCATGGGACTTGATCCGAATGATCTAACTAAAGATCCTATTGGTTCATTTGCGTCAGTTGAAAAAGATGAACCGGGCTCAACGCGTCACAATCCATTAGATGTCGGTCCGAATAGTTCCAGACCAGCGACGGGAACATGGATACGATACACAGACCCTGCAACCGGCGAGTTAATAACGAGAAAGATAGGGGCACCTGAACCGGTGCCGGAGTAAGCACATGCCTCAACACGAAGAGACACTCGAACCGACACCGTGGTATTTAGACGAGTCGATTTATGAACCCGAACCTGAGAAGGGACCGGGTACTGTCAATGACTGGATGAATCAGCCCGACGTAACGGGTAAGAGATTTCCTATCGATCCGCAAATGACTGCGGAGCAACTAGACGTGCTGCCGGAGATGACGAATACCGCAAAAATGATCGAAGGGTTTGCTGAACCGGGGGAAGGGGTGGACGGACCCATGATGGGAACGCTGAGACGTATAGGTACTGAGTTGAAACAAGGATGGATGCAGATGTCAACGTCAGACCCCATGGAACTGGGATCGCAGCTACAGAATCGATTCCCGGATGTCGTTGAGGTACGACTTGCAATTAATCCTGAGGGAGACGGTTCTTACATTCCGGTTGCCAGAAATAAACTCACTGGTTACGAAGCTGTGATCAACAAACCGGGCATGAGTGGTCAGGATGTGTTACAGACCATCGGTCTGGTAGGTCAGTACTTGCCTGCTGCAAAAGCCACAACCGCAGTCAAAACATTAGCTCCGCGGATAGCAACAGCCGCTGGTAGTTCTTTCGCTACGGAGACTGCAATACAAGCGGGACAAGCTAATCTTGGAGGTGAGTTTGATCCTGAGGATGTTGCATTGGCGACAGCGTTCAGTGCCGTTCCGGAAATTGTAGCCAAACCTGCAGTTGGGCTGGCATTAAAAACCAAAGAACTGCTTGCTAAAAATCTTCCTGACGCAGTCCCGGCGACCATTCGTAGCGCACTGGCATTTGCTGAGAAGCAGGGATACAAAGTTACATCATCAGATGCACTGCAAGAATTTCTCACAGCTCCCCAGAGAATTTTCCTCAAAATTACTGAGCGTATTCCGGTGTTCGGTACACAAAGAATTAAAAACAATCAGAAGGCACAACGTGCTGACGCTCTGAAGAGAATGGCAGACAAGTTTGATATTGATATCGAAACTGATCTCGGACAGGAAATTGCTGAGAGTTTTATGGATCGGATGAAGAGCTGGCGTTTCTTTGGTAAGCACGCCGACCCAACAGATGAAATGATAGATCGTGCTTTTCAGAAAGAGGCAGGAGAAGTTATTGACAGTACTCTCAAAAGAAAAATTAAGGGTGCGACAGTAGACAACGGGAACATCGATGACGTGTTGGTCGATACGGTTTTCAAAGGCAACAAGCCCCAGATGGTCAGGGACTTCATGAGAAAACTTACTCCTGAAGGACAGGACGCAGCACGCCGAAGATTCATACAAAAAGGTTTGGAGAACGCTGGCTATAGACCGGGACAACAGGTTGGCATCAATAATCCGGGAGCCTTTGTCAAGTATCTCGATGAGCATGACAAGATAATAAAGGAACTCTTTCCCGATACGATTACGGACCCTAAAAAGTTTCCGGGAGGGCTCTACGGAGAACTAGGTCAGCCAGCCGGAAAGCGACCAGCCCCGGCCCTGCAAGAACAACGGGAATACCTTGAAGGGTTTAGAGAATTTCTCAGAATTACCGATGATGCAGAGAAAGCAAGCGCAGGTGCAGGCATGACTGCAGCGATGGCAGCGGGTGGAGGATTTTATCTCTTCGACATCATGGGGGGTGCGCTAGCCGGATTCGGTACTGCAATGGCAGGTCATGCAATGCAAAGTAGATTGGCTCGCAATCTGTTCCTGCGTCTGAAACATGCCAAAGGCAATCCTGAGTTGCAGAACCAAATCATGCGTGAGTTACGCCCGTTAGTAGTAGGAACGGGTAATCTGGCACTGCAGGAAGGCGTGGACATGCCCATGCTGAACATGTCTATGAACCCTGACATGATACAGGAGGGGGCGGCAACTGGTTCGGAAGCGGCGATGCAAATGTTGAGAGCAACCATGGGGACTACCGGTGAAGCTATTGGGAGCGTCATGGGTCGTCCCCGCGGAGAAGCGGAAACATTAGAGGGGCTTTCACCTGCTGATCCAAGGAACATAGGTCAAGGATCATGGCTGCAAGGTCCCGGCATGGAGATGTTACGACAAGCTGGAGAAGCTGCACAGCAACAGCAACTCCCGCCGGAGGAATGATGCCAGCACGACGACTTACAAACGGGAAGAAGAAATTTGTACGCAACTGTGCAGGTCACCTGCTGGCTGAGCGTTCACGTCTGTTCCTCCCTGATCACCTCGACCAAGTGCGTGCGATTGCAATGCGAGGTATTAAAGAAGATCAGATGTGCGAGATCTTCGACATCGGTGCCCGACAGATGGGTCTGTGGAAATCACAGTACCCGTTGTTCAAGGAAGCACTCGAAGCAGGGTACACAGATGCTGATGCCGCAGTGCTGGGTGCTTTGTACCAGAGTGCCGTCGGTTACACGCACGATGAAGAGAAAATTTTTCAGTGGGACGGAGAGATCGTCCGTGCCGAGACAGTCAAACATTACAAGCCAGACACTGCAGCAATTAAATTGTGGCTGACCAACCGGCAGAAAGAAAACTGGAAGGATCGTCATCACACGAACGTGTCCGGCAAGGATGACAATGCACCTATCGGTATTCGTGACGAGACAAAGATGGAAGTCATGGCGAGTATTCTCTCACTGATTAAACCGAAACCAGACAACGCAGTCATTGACGGTCGGACTGGGAAGGTAGACGAATAACATGCCATCGAAAACTCCGAAGCAGGCTAAATTCATGCGTGCTGTCGCACACGGATGGAAACCATCTCGTACCAAAGCACCTCCCGTTAGTGTGGCAAAGGAATTCGTCGAAGCAGACCAAAAATACTCCGGTGGCTTTGCAGAGAACCGGTACTGGACAGGAGGCCTTGCAGCCATGGATAACCCGAACGCTGGTTACGAAGGAAGACTTGAATGGCGAGCAGGAGGACGTGTCATTCCATTAGGAGGTGGCATAAGAAGTGGCATGCGGCGAGCAGCTTTGTCGGCACAGGGATATGAGCATGATCCCGTCGCGAACGTGATGCGTGAGCCGGAGCCTGTTGCCCCTTACTCAGGATCACGCTGGGTAAGTTCGACGTATCAACCTCCTGCACCGACCGCAGAAACTTATACACCTACACCTCAGTATGTAGGACCACGGCTTGCTGGACCTCGACGTGGCGGAGGTCGCCGAGGTGGACGTGGAGGTGGTCGCAGAGATGGTGGTGGTCCCCGCGGCGGAGGCGCAGGTGGTGGACCGCGCCCCGGTGGACCCGGTACAACCCCACCAAGAATTATTCCGACGACTCCCGCAAGTTATGTAGGGGCAGCACCTGCTGCCTCAGGTGCAGCGAGTCCGCACGTCGAACAGTTACGTCAACATCAAGCAAAAATCGCAGCAACACTAGGTACAGGTAGTGCCCGAGGAGGTCACGTGAGAGGTTATGCAGAAGGCGGAACAACGAGAGCGGACAACCCGTTCGATCCCGTCGCACAGAAATATCAGTGGCGCAGCTGGGAGCGCAAGTACGGTCGAGACCCGGATGTTGCCGAGGTAGAAGCAGAGGTTGAAGAAGAAGTTGTTGAGCCTGAAGAAGAAGAGAGTGGCGGAATAGCAGCGTACTTACGAGGTTTGTTCATTGATGATCCCGAGACAGCCAACATCGAGGCAATTGAAAGAAGGATCGCAGAAGGTGAAGGCGTCGAAGCTCAAGCCTACGGTGGTCGTGTTGGTTATCAGGCAGGTGGTCTTGCACAAGCTGCACCGGGAAGGATGCTTCCACCGGTTGGAGGTGTTCCACCGTGGATAGAACCTGTCGGAAGTGGGGCTGGATACGGGGGTGACTACGAGCCCGAGCCTCAGGGATACCAGTTCGGTGGCTTTGCAGGGGGAATGTCACCGGCAATCGGAGCGGCAATGCGTCGGTACCGTGGAGTTCCACCGCAGCGAGGAGGCATTCAGCGTGGTGCAACTCCGACACGTGGGTTCAGGGGCATGGCAGCACGAGGCGAACTAGGACCCGGAACTACGACTCGGTATAGAGATGGGATGCCGATAGGTGGAGGTCCGGCTCCTACAGGTGCCTTAGCTGCAATGATGCAGCAAGCACAGCAGCAGAGGGACGCACAAGCCGGAATAGTTGGTACTCCGGCGCAACGTGCCGGTGCGCCACAGGGAGGGATCATGGCCCGGATTCGTCAGGCACAACAACAGCAGCAACAGCAAGCTGGTGGTGCGCAACCGGGTGGAGGAATCCTTGCCCGAATTCGTGAGGCACAAGCTCAACGAGCCGGAGCTGGAGGTGTTGCTCCCGGAATGTCCGGCACATTAGGTGGTCCCGGTTACGGAGAGTACCCACTAGGTTCTGCCGGTCCGAGAATGGACCCAAGAGATCCACGTTATAGGGCTGCACCACCACCGGGATCGACGTTCGCACCGGGTGAAGGCATCCCCGGTGGTGGAAACATTCCTCCATGGAAGCAGCTGCCCGGTAGAAGGATTCCACCTCCACCGGGTAAGCAGCCGCCGGGTGGAAGTGGACCGTTCGTTCCGCCGGGGGGGTTCCCACGACGACCACCTGTATATCCGGGTGGACCGGGAGGTCCCTTACCGACCGGACCACAGTTGCCAATGGGTGGACCCAGAGTGCCACCTAACCTGCAAGGCTACCTGCAGAAAATGCGCATGCAGAATCGTCCGCCTAGTGGCCCCGTAGGGGGAGGCGGAAACCGTGTCGGGATGCAGGATCAACAGGGATCGATGGCGAGAGCGTTGCAACGGGGGACCGGTCGTCCACCGATGTCACGTCGCTCCGCGTTCGGGCGTGCAGGTCCAACCCGGTAGCACCGCAGCCTCGAATGCATTTGCCGTCGGTACCCCAAAGATGAAATAGCCAGTCATTCTTGCAGTGGATGTTCATCGGACTCTCCCTCTGTCTGGAGGAAAGCGTCTGGACCGTACACCATGGTTCTGCGTGAAGCGTTACGGACTAACTCACGTACATCATCACGGTCATCGATCACGACTTCCGGATCATACCTGCGTACCCACTGAAGGACTAGGTCTGGTCCCTTAATCTTTGTCTCTGTTTTGAGACGCTGGATGAGATCGACGTACTTCCACAGGTTGTGCATGCGAAGCCACTCTTCTTCGTGGTTGTACTTGTTGATGAAGCGAGTGCTGTACACGAGTGGTCGGATGCCATCTGCGATGTACTCTCGCGTTAGTTCCATGATGTGTGGACGTGGTTCGTCCTCGATGAGTCCCTTGTAGTACGTCTTCCACGCAGTGGGGTCTCGGTTGAGATACTTTTCTTGATTGACCTGCAGGAGAGCTAAGCGGTCGGTGTGATCGCTCAGCGTCCCCTCCAGATCGATCATGATCACCTACGTCTCTTGATCTTCTTTTTCTTTTTCTTCGTCGGGTTAAACTTCAGCAACTGCTTGCGTATCTCACTGATGAACTCAGTGATCATCTCCCGGTCGCCCTGATTCGTTAGGCTCACTTCGAAGTTACCCTTCAGCTTTCTACCCTCAATCTCAAGGGTGCCCTTGCGATGCTGCTTTAAAAATGCCATGTTTTATTTCCTATTCTTTTTTGTACGACGTAAGTAAGCCGCTCTGAAACGACATTCATCAGAGCAGTAGTTTGTGATAGTGAGGCCTTCAAATCTCCTACCACATTCCGAGTTGGCGCACGTTTTCTTGCTACGCTTACGCATCATTGCCATCTGTGCGCCGATACTGTCAGTTGGGGCTCTTACAGCAGCCATGGTCTTATCTCCGATGAGTTTCAAGGACTACAGTATACACACATCCGCTCTCGTGTAAAGTGAACTAGATCGCATTTTCACGAGCCATGTTTTCAGCCTCAATAGCGTGCTTTTTCAGGGCTTTAGCCAGACCTCTTGCGGCCTTGGGAGAGTATCCCACGACACTTAACTTCTCAGAGAAGAGAATAAGAACGTTGCCATTCTCCACGCCGACTTGGGTACCGACTCCTTGGTCTTGACCCTGTCCTTCACTTATCGTTGGTTGTTTATCAGTCATATTGTCTACTCACTGGACCTCGTGGCAATTCATCTTCGACCACAGGAAATATGTACAAGAAATTATCATCCCCTTCAACTGCAACTCGAATTGCCATCGCTGCTACCTGCACTGCTTCACGCAGCACCTCGTGTACGCTGATGCCCAGCTTGCGGTCGTGATGCATCATTGCTTGAGCTAACTCACCTACCTCTTCGACTAGTGCGGCGAGCTTGTGCGTGTTCTCAGGGAATGCTTCACGTGCAGCAACCAGTTCGTCAACGATCATCTTCATGACCAGACCATCGGGACTGGTCCAACGTTCTTGGGCCTGCTCGTCAGGTGTTGGGCACTGACAGATGGTCAGGTCGCTGCCACATTCAGTGCAGCACGGTGTGTTGTGTTTGTCTCGGTAGGTACAGGTGCGTTCTGTCATTAGGGATACTCCGCAAATAATCTGAAGTTACCGGGTGTTCTGAGTGCAGAATCCAGCATACTAGCAGCTTGTTTAGGTGCACTGCGATGCATTACCTGCCATGCCATCTCGATCAGGTCTTCGTGTGTTGCACCGTTGAATCGCTCAGCATCCTTGCCGTGGATAATATAGATAGCGCCCGGTGTCTCGGCAATGATCCAGACGATGCCACCGTGTTCCATGTCCTTTCTGATCCACTTCAATTGAGATGTGTGCAGCCCTTTCTCTTCATCAGGGAAGGGTCTCTTCGCAGGCTGGTCGTTGGCTTTGAGTTCGATGGTGCCGCAGCCCTCCCCTACTTGGTAGTGCACGTCAGGAAATCCCGGCGCAGTATCTGGAGATTCGATTCTGGAGTAATGCCCTAGAGGCAGAACAACATCTCGCAGCCACTCCCATAAATTTGACTCGTTCATAAAACTAAAATCCCCACCAAAATTTTTGTCAACTTTTCTCAGATTCGCCTTTAGGCGAGCATTTTGGTTTTGCGAATTCTTCTCGCACCTTTGCGAGCTGTTCCTCGACGGTGCCGTATCTTCTTTTTGCGGTACCGGTCGAGGACGAGCGTCGAGAAATCTTTTTTCTTCGCAATCGCTTCATAGTATTCATCTTCAATTGTGTCACGTGCCATCAGGAAGAAGTACTTCACCCAGTCGGTGTTCTCCATGTGCATGATGCGCATGCGTGATTGTTCGAATGTAATATGACTGTGATCCCAGCTGTACAGCACATAAGTATTCGCTGCTGACAGGTCGAACCCAAGTCCGCTCTTCACCTGTAGCAGGACGAAGTCTACGTCGAACTGACCGTCCCACTCGTGCTGTCCAGAGATTATTTTGTAGGTCCAGCCGAACTCGTCGAACTCCTTAGCGATGGATTCGATTTCGTGCGTGAAGCGACAGCAGATGACGACTTTCTCCTGACCGAAACCTGACAGGAGCCCCATGAGCCTGTCCAGCTTCTCCGTACCGACAGGAAGGACGATGCGTTTGCGTTTTTTCTCACCGGGAATGCGCTCCTGATGCAGGAGATGACCTCCGCACACTTGTTGTAGTTTTTGTATGAGGTGCATGGGCAACGGCACATCAATCGTGATGTCTTCGATGGTGGTTTCCAGATCCTTCCTCAACTCATCGTAGATGTGACGAGTGTTACGCTTGAGATCGAACTTAACTTTCTTTCTACGCACCTTCACAGGCTGCTTGCCCATGGATTTCCGTGCTTCGTTGAACGTGATGCGGTAACTGTACGTGTGAATCTTCTCCATGATCTCTTCGGTGTATCGGTAGCCGACAATCACAGGATACGTTCGCTTATCACGCCGCTGACGCTCCTCAAAAATGAGGTACTGCTCTTTGAAGTCCCCGTAGGTACCAAAAATCTCATTCTTCCCGATGAAATCGAAGACTGCCCAGTACTGCTCGAAGCCTTCATCAATTGGGGTGCCTGTGAGTGCGAGCTTCCACTGACAACGCTTCGCAAGCGTACGTGCAAACCGAGACTGGGCAGCTCCCGGTTTTTTGATCATGTGTGCTTCGTCAGCGATGATCATCATCGACACACCATCTTTTTGCCACTTCAGTGTTTCGGCGTACCACTCCTTTCGGAGCTGCTTATCCTTGACGGGTTCTTGGTACGTGACGGTGTAAATATCGCAGCCCCAGTCGTTGTCAAGGTGTTCCTCGATCTGCTCTTCCCACGTAAGGAGTGCTTTTTTTGGACACAGGATGACTAACACCTCCGGCTTGTGGTGATCCACCACAGCCAGAGATATTAGACATTTCCCCGTGCGTTGCTCAGGAAAAAAAGCGAAGCCATCGTACGGCAAAGCCGCAGCGACAGCTTCACTCTGATACGGACGAAGTTCCGTCCGAATCATTAGGCCTTCTTCAGCTCATTGAGCGGAATCTCCCACTCACCCTCTTCGTCATCGACAACGATTGCCAGCTCATCCTCGATGCCTTCGATGACACCCTGAATCTCGTCACCGTCTTCGTCTTCGAACACGACGCGAGCGCCGGGGCGCAGAGCCTTTCCGGTTTTCTTCTTAGCTGCTTTCTTTTTGGCAGCTTTCTTCTTCTTCGCCCTTGCAGGGGGAGCCTCTTCTTCTTCCTCTTCAGGTTCTTCTTCTTCTTCGGGCTCCTCTTCTTCCTCTTCAGGTACTTCTCCACCTGCCTCAGCAATGTACTGCTCCGCCACGTCTTCGGTGAGGTAGCCAGTTACACGTGGCTGATCCTTCTCTTCGTACTCTTCGTTGACAATCTCCAGACCACAACGCTCGCCGACCAGTGCATCGACATCGAGATCGAACGGACCGTCCGGTGTCTCGAAGCCCATGCAGTCCAGCGCGGTACGGAGTACCCACAGTGACTGCGGTAGCAGTACAAAGCGGTCGAATACCGTTGAACCGAGGTGTGTCTTCCAACGTACGACGACCATGTCGTTAGCGTTTGAACTGACTTCCTGTTCAGCACTTAGGATTTCGGCGACGTAGTAACCGTCCGGTGTGGGCATACCACCTCCGGCTTCCACATCGGTGAAGTCAACCGTTATGACATTCTTATTCCTGCGCCCACGTCCCGCTTTCTTTTTGGAGCCTTTCTTCTTTGATGGTGATCTTTTTCGTGTAGCCATTAACTTGATCTCCTAGCTTTTCGTCTTGGTTTTTGTTTGCCCGACGTCAGGTCCCGGATTTTCTTGAACGTCGGGTTGACGATCAGTTCCGGAATAGGACCAGCGGACACCGGTCTGCGAATCTTGGTTGAGTAAAACGCGTGAGGACCGATTCGCATACAGTAGTCCACATGGCGCACTTCTTCTTTGTCTTCTGTCTCCCAGCGTTCTTTAATGAACGTGGACCCGATGGAGTCAACTGCACCATCAAGGAATGCACTGACTGAGGGCATGACGCGTGCTCCGATACTGGGCTCGATGGTGTCTTCGTCTTCGTCGCCACCATCGTTCACACGCTCGTGTGCAATCATGAGCAGATTGTAATTATCGGATAGGTCCCGGAAGTCGCTGATGAATTGCTTCAACATCCCAGAGAGTTGCCCCCAGTTACGTTGAGTGAAAGTCTCGTCCCTTCCCTTGCGCGACTTACGCAGCACCTCAGCCATGCCGATGTCCTGCAGGTTGGACACCTGATCGATGACGACACTTTTGTAATCCATGCCGTCGCTCAATGCCCAGAGTAGTTCGTCGATTTCTGACCATTCAGTGACACGCACGACATCGATTTCCTCTTCTAGTGCGATGGTCTCAGTGCCACGCTCATTCGTGTCGATGAACAGGACGGGTTTCGGGAATGTTGAACCGAAGTGTGTCTTGCCTGTGCCGGAGCGACCGTACACCATCATGACCAAGTTGGTTTTGAGTTCAGTGACCGGTTTAATCTTGTCAAGGATCGATGTCGTCTTCGTTACCTTTTTCTTTGCAAGACGTTTCTTCTTCTTTTTTGCTCTGGGTTTCTTTCTAGCTACCATGTCTTTCTCCCCGTGGTTGGTACTCAGCCTTCATTACATAGTCCGCATCCAGCCCACGAACTTCGGCCTCGCACAATGTACGAAACTCACAGGTGTTGCAATTAAAAGATGACATGCTGCGTGCGCAGCGTCCGCCATCTCGTTTGGCTTGAATTTCACCCGTGGTCTGCAGGAAATCGTTGACCACCTCGATGATCATGTCGCTGCTAGGTTTGGGCAGGAACACACGCTCGAAGAACGTGTCTTCCTTTCCTTCGAGCAGCTCCAGCATGTCTACATATTGTTTTGCATCTTTGCCTTCACGCCGGATTGCTTTGAGGTAAGTGTACGCATCGCAGTCCAGATTCTTGCGCTTCGACAACTCACCGCTCTTCAGCACTTCAGGTTCAGTGGGTGCCTTTGCTCGTCCGTAGTCCCAGCAGATACCGTCGAGCGCTTCTTTCGGATTTGCCATGCCGTACAGCCACACATATAACAGCAGCTGCAGTTCACTGAACCTGTCATCAGCTGTCGGAATGGACTTCAGGAATTTGTGATCCATAAGCCATCGACGCTTCTGCGGATCACGTGCAATTTTATCGATGAAGCCAATGAACTTGACTGGTAACGCCCCGCTACCCAGCTTGCTCAGATCTACTTCGACCTTAACCTCACTTGCCTCGTACGTCAGCGTGTCCCTGCGGTACTTACGCAGGTAACCCTCGAAAATTTTGCCGCAGTCACCGATGATATCTCCGTGCAGGTCTTTCTCTTCTTCGAAGTACGCACCGAACTCTTCGGCGTACTCTTCGAGCACATCCCACGGGTCATTGCCGTCGTAGCCTTTGATGATTTTAGAATTCACGTATGCGTTGAGCATCTCATGCAGAATTTCTCCGCGGAGTAATCGCACACCTTTGAACCTGCGCTTGATGCGTTTTAGGTACCGGTACTCCCACGCTTTCGGACAACGTCGGTAAGAACTAACTTCACTGAAACTAACGTGTTCAGGCTGCGACACTGTACTTCTCCCCTTTACCCCACGGTCCCAGCTCTGCTTCACCTTCCATAGGCACGCTGAGTTTGATTTTGAATGTGTCCATCAGCGCTGGTCGTTCTGCAATCTTCAGCATCTGGGGCACACACTCATCGATGTATTCGTCCTTCACAATAGCTAACACTGCGTCGTGATGCTCACCGACGAGTCGTACTTTTTTACGCGAGAAAGTCTGGTGAATCTCGATCAGGATCATGGCTTTGTAATCTCCGATCATTGCCTGCACACCTGAGTTGATTGCCTGTCGCTCAGCTTCCGACCGCACCTTCCTGTCCTTGGCGTGGATGCCGGGAAGCCTGCGTAACCGACCAGTCAGGCAACGCACGTGACCATTCGCACGCGCCAGTCGTTTCGTTTTGCCGTGCCAGTCTTCCAGCCGGGAGTACAATCGGAAGTATGCGCGACGTGAGTTCTTTGCTTCTTGCTTGCTGGGCTCCCAGCCGTAATCTTTGCGTGCCTGTTGGATGAATTTGTTCTCGTGCATGCCGTAGATGAAACCGAAATTAATTGCCTTGGCTCGCGTGCGTCCTTCATACCATCTAGGTTGTGCCTCGATAGTTGCTTTCGGTCCTGCGTTGAGCAGGGTTTCTAATGCCATTGAGTAATGTTGCCAATCACCAGTAAGCTCATCTGCAGTATCTTGCACGAGCGTAGCGAACGAGCCGTGCCCAGCAACCAAATTCTCGATCATCGTGCGCCAGTGAATGTCTTCCCCTTCGACGAAGCAACGTCGCATTTCAGGATCACGAGATAAGTGCGCTGCTACGCGCATCTCTGCCGTGGCAATATCCAACGCACAAAGTGTCCACCCTCTGGGTGCGGTAACGAGATTACGGATCGATCCATCCCGTGGAATAGGATGCAAGGGTGAACTGTAACGTCCGGTGACAGTACCGTGGATTTTGTAGTCGAAGTAGTACTTGTCATCGATGCGATACTTTTGCCACCCTTTAATATATGTGTTGAAAAATTTTCCTGCCTTCCGGTATTCCAGAATCTTCCTGACTACAGGTTTGTTACTGAGGCTGAGCAGAGCTTCTTCGGATGTGGACGGTTTCTTTTTCTTGGTAAAAATTTTGCAGCGATATCCCAAATCTTCATATAAGACTTTTCCGACCTGCGCCGGACTGTCCCAATTCACTTCATAGCCTGCGATGTCGTTTAGTTCTTCGCGCAGAGTGATTTTCTGTGCAAGCAGTTCCATGCCTACCTCTTTGCGCGCAGCAGGATCAATAGTCAGTCCCTCCATCTCCGCGTCTTCCATCGCACGGGCACCGGGCATCGTGAGCTTCCAGTAGAGACGGTGTAGCTCCGGCTCAGCTCTGAGCATCTCCTCGAAGAGAATGCCCAGCCTGAGCGTGTACGTGGCATCCTGCCCGCAGTATTTGTAGTTCCGCATGGGCTTGGTGCTCTTGCCGTTCTTCTCCTCCAGCGGGATGTCGTACTCCGGTTCGTCGAGGTAGGTGCGACACAGGCTGGTCAGATCGTGATGAAGGTTCTCATCGAGCACGTGATGTGCGAGCATGACGTCGAAGTGCAGGTGGAACGAGCCACCAAACAGGCAGCGCATCCATTTGTTATCGAACTTTCCGTTCTGAGCATAAGCCCACTTCTTATCTCGATGAGCAAGAAAAAACAGCAACTGCATCAAATACCTCAGAGCATTACCGTGAGCGAAGGGGCTATGGGAAAACTGTTGATACTCAGGATGCATAAGACCCGGAATCACCCACGTTTTGTGGTCGAGAGCAATGGAAATTGCAGTGATGTACCCATCAGGATCGAATGGGAAAAGCCCCGATGTCTCGCAGTCAAATGCGAAGCGGGGTGCTTCCTCAAACTCTCGGATGAAGGTGCTGAGATTGCCTTTACGAACAACCGACCAGTTGACTGTGTCCTTGCCCAGACCACCGCTTACAAGTCGGGCGAGTCGGGCGAGATCGTCCTGAAGTCCGGGGAGCTTCGACGGATCTCGAAGCGTGTACGCTGGATGAAATATTGGCATCCCGATATACGGGACTTTCGGATTATCAATGACCTCGCCATGGAATTGATTGATCTTCGCTTTGCCACGGAAAAGCGTCTTTGTAGCAGGCACGCCAGCGGTTACGACGTAACTGGGTTGTAGCGCTGCGAGTTCTTTGTCGAGATAGGGACGGCATGCTTTGATTTCCGCTGCCGTGGGAGTTCTGTTATTTGGTGGGCGACATTTAACGAGGTTGGTGATGTAGGTTCTGCCAGTCAGCTTGTTGCGTTTCAATTCGTTGCGGAGGATTCGACCTGACTCGCCGATGAATGGAATACCTTTCCGATCTTCGTTCGCACCGGGAGCTTCTCCGATCACAAACACCTCGACGTCATCCAATTTGCGCGGACTGTCGCCAGCCATGCAGACCGTTCTCGCACTTGCGTGGAGATCGCACTCGGTACAGTGGGGGTTTATACTCGCCACGAGTCGCTGTCGCTCAAGACCATTTCCAGTGCTCCGGTTGCTCTGCTAGGATGGTCCGCCCCGACAGACAATAAACACTCAGTGAAGTGGAAAAGAGGGAGTCCAACAGAGGAAGGACCCCCTCTCCTCCGGTTCTCGCATCAGCGCTACGAAGAGACGAGATGGCACAGAATAGAGCAGGGTTTGATCCAACGCAAACTGCTAAGTATTGGCTAGAAAAAAACGTCTACACGGTACCGCTGCGAAGCAGGTCAAAGCGACCGAAATCAACGAATTGGCCCCATCTTCGACTGGTCGAGGACGATCTCGAAAACGGTGCCTTCAAGCCCGGTGACAACATCGGTGCGCTCTGGGGGGACGCTTCTGACCATGCCACGGACGTCGATCTGGACATGGAAGAAGCCATCTGGGTAGCTGACTACATCCTCCCTGAGACATTCGTTTACGGGCGCACCGGCAAGGAACGTTCGCACTACGTATTCAAAGTCATGGGTGCGCAGACGCGCAAGTGGCAGGTCCAAGAACTGGGCACTATCATCGAGATCAGGTCCACGGGAGCCCAGTCAGTCATCCCTCCGTCCCGGCATCCCGAAGGTGGTATCTACTGCACCGATGAGGATGAAGACTTCACACCGCTGACCAAGCTCGACCTCGAACGTTACGCTGATGAAGTCGCAGTCGCTGCAGTCTTCACTCGTCATTACCCGTCGGCAGGCTCACGTCACGATTACGTACACGCATGCACAGGTGCGCTCTGTCATCAGGAGTGGCCCGATGAGAAAATCGGACGTGTCATGGAGGCAGTCCTCAACGTCATCCAAGATGAAGAGGACGAGATCAATGACCGGGTAAATGCCGTACGTAACACCGTCGAACATCACAAGATTGGTGATCGCACAAAAGGATTCACATCACTCGAAGCATGGATGAGCATGCCAGTGATCGCAGCACTGAAGAGGTGGACGACCGCGGGTAAGATGGAAGGCAGGCTGATCATGGAGCCGCCGAACCTGAAGCCTGAGCCATCACGGTTAACGTTTGATGACTCTCTTTTAAATGTACCGGGACTGGTAGGAGAGATTACAGCGTGGGCGAACCGGGAATCGTTTATTGACCAGCCTCTTTTCGGACTAGCTACAGGGCTCACGTGCACTGCACTGGCATCGTGCAATCATTACATCGTAGAAGGTTGGGACACACCACTGCAGCCGTACTTGATGGTCACTGCACCGACCGGCGGAGGGAAAGATACCTGTCATCGTTCCGTTGCAAAATTTGCACTCAAACTTGGCCTCGATGAGGCAGTCATTCAGCACTTCCAATCTTATTATGCGATGCTTGATCACTTGGCTGAGGAAGGTATTGGTTGTTGGTTATGGGATGAAGCAGCACGCTACATGTCCAGTGCAAAGAAACCCAGTTCAACAGATTTTCAAACACTCAGTCACGTCATCTCACTTTACGGCTCAGCTAACAAATTTGTTCCCGGCGCACCGGGACGTAACCGAGCCATCCCCCCGCTTGATAATCCTTTCCTTGTTGTCCTCGCCACTGCTCAACCTGACATGCTGATGGATGCGCTCACCAGCACCGCACAGGAGACCGGTTTCGTAAATCGATTCTTACTCTTCGACACAGGCGTCGAATACCGTGGTGTCAATCAACGACGTAGTCACGTGTTCCCTTCTGCAATCAACAAACATGCGAAGCAGCTGCGTGATCATGAACCGATGGACGGTGACTTTACTGATGTGAAGTTTGCGGACACTCGAACGTACACTGCATTCCAAGAGTTTGAAGAGGTGTCACGTCGTCGAGCAATGGCAGGTCAACACACGTGGAGTCGAGCGAATCAGAACGCACTGATTCTGGCAGGCATTGCAGCTGTCGGTACCGAAGCACGTCGTCCTGTTATTGATATCGATCTGTGTAAGTGGGCGATTCAACTCGTGTCATGGAGTAACGATTGCTGGGATGAGAAGCTACGCATGACCGCTGCGAGTGACAGCTACACCGAAAAGGATTCATTCAAAATTGAACGCATCATCAACAACGCACAGAAGTATGTCGGACAAAAAGCTAACTCTGCACCGCAACGTGTGTTACTAACGCAAGGCTTCACTCCACACAGCGTGATCACCCGCAACACACGCGGCATCGATCCGAAGAGGCGCACACAAATCCTCGATGACCTGCATGAGGCCGGACTGATTGGCTCGACCGAAAAGAATGATCAAGTCGTGTATTTCCCGCACGCTCCTAAGTGATTGATCCTATTTAACATAATCACCCCTATTTGACACAGCTGCGCTCCCGTGTTATAGTGGATTCTCATTCACTATAGGCACACGCAAAGGGAGCCTGCTATGACAAAGAAAGCAACCGTAACTGGACTCGCCGATGAACTCGGCATCATCCGCGCCAAGATGGCGGACCTGAAAGTTCGCGAGACTGAGATTCGCGAGGTCATGATCGAGGCTGGCGTCAGCGCATTCGAAGACAAGAAGTTTCGCGCAGTAGTAGTTGAGTCACTACGTACGTACATCGACTGGAAATCAGTCGCTGCGAAACTGAAGCCTTCGCACCAGCTGGTCACCGCACACACGACTGAGAAGGATGTCATTTCCATTCGTGTCAGTGCACGTCGCGGAGCACTGCTGTCATGAACAAAGCAGACCGCAAAGCTGTACTGGAGTGCAAAGCACAGATCGGACTCGATCTGATGTTCATCAAGAAGGCGCAGAAGGATGCGCAAGAGGCACTCGACGAGATCAACAATAAGACACAGGCGATAACGACGCGCCTGATTAACTTAGAGGAGTACATGTCATGACATGGCAGTGCCCAGAATGTGGGTACTCACGTAACACGACCGCACGTAAGTGCACCAAGTGTTACTACAGCCGGAAGGTAGTCGGCGCACCTGACCTCGAACCTCAGGTGACGCTGCTCCGGGAGGCGGACACGCGCAAGGTCAGGACAGTGGTACGTACTGACTCCCCGCTCTCGGACGCACTGTTCGACATCGCTGCGGGTAATAGACGCGAGTGGGATTTGGAAAGTTGGGCAGCGCTCACTGAGACGCTGGAGAATTGCAACCTGAAAGTCGAGAGATGGCTACAGGAACAGGAAGTTAACTAGTGACCCGGCGATGCTACAGCTGGATATCGGGAAGCGAGGGGGCTATTAGCTGCTAGACAATCGTTGGTTGATCACAACGAGCTATGAGGCAGACGCCCCCGGATCTAATTAAAGGAGAGAGACAATGTCACTTAAGAAAACAGCAGAACTGGAAACCCCGCATGCCACGTTCACCAACGAACGGGCTGGCTGGACGTGGAAGATACTCAAGGTGTACCGCGCTGCGAAGACAGACAAGGGCGACAAGTACTCGCGCTGGTTTCTCGCTGCGAAGTCACCGTTCACTTACGGTGAGTATGAGATGGGCGACACATACGTCAGCGACGTTCTCGGATACGGTAAGTTGGAGTCGTGCACCGATGAGTTCAAGGCTTACTTCGAGGAGCTGCAGGCATGATGACGCAAGCACAAATCAATGAGACTCGTGACGAGCTGCAGCGAGATTTGGCGGAGCTTGAAAGTTCCCCCGACCGTGACAGCGTGAAGAGCCGATTGGCGTTTGCGATCATTTGTAACAACCTGAAGCGGCTCGACGGCGAGCAGTGGAGGCATGACAACCGTGCCTCGATCTTAGGACGGCTCAAATGACCAGACAGCGTCACAACAAACCCGGCTCGCTGGGTCCTGCGTTTCACACGTGGCTTGAATGGCTTGAGCACATCGAGCATGTCCTGCTGGGCACTGGTCCTATCAAGGGCAAGCCCAAGTACATGGCGATGAACGACAAACTGTTCAAGTGCGACAGTGATGAAGACTTCACGCAGATGATGAAAGACCTCACACCTGTCGATGCTTACAACGCACGTATCGTGCGCTCGTCAACGAAGTACAAGGTGGAGGCTAGCACGTTGATAGCGATGGCAAACAAGTACGACGCTGAGCTGAACTACATCCGCAACACGCGTCCGATTAATCTGCCATTCGAATGGTGCACACTCGTGATCACCGGGTTTGCGACTGACGACATCATGGTATGTCTGAATGAAACTGACCCTAAAGACAATCGAGACTACCCCGAACTGAACATCGATGCAGGCGAGAAGTTCATCGATTGCAACATCGCATTCTATCGCTCGACTGGTGTCGAGATGATGGACGGCACAATCAACACAGGACAGAGACTAAGTTACTGCCCAGTCGAGCTGCACTTTAATAAGGGGATGCTCGAAAGTGAGACGACGTTCCTTAACGCAATCGCTGAGGGTGTCAACATCACCGAACGTGGAGCGCAGGTAGTAGAGATGGTGCGCAAGATGGCACTGGTGTGGATTCACTCATTCCACCTCTCGTCGATGCTGCGACGTAAGCAGGCTGGATTGCCTGCCGCACTGGGCGACAAGTGCAAACGCAAACGACTGCGCAAGAAAAGAGATCACCCACACTTCGAGCATTTCATTGTTGAGATGGAAGTCGATGAGCCTGACCCGCAGCAAGAGGGGCGCACAGTATGGCAACCGCGGAAACGAATGCATCAGGTGCGTGGATTCTTTCGACACTACAAGTCAGGCAAGGTGTCATGGGTCAGGTCGCACTGGCGCGGCGACGAGAATCTCGGCGTCGTGAAAAAGGATTACGAGCTAACGCTACACCAAGAGGAGTAAGGAGCATGAGTAAAACGTTACAGGAAGAACGCGACAGCTGGGAAGGTCACATCGAAGACAGTCCCCGCAAGAGACTGGTCACGCATTTCGAGCTACCTAACCGAGACGCGTACCTCAGCATCATAGTCGAGGGAATCTCTGGTGTGAATGATGAGGTGAGTCTGTACTACGACATGATCAGGTACTTCAAGATCGCTGACGACTGGGTTGCCAGCTGCGACATCAAGTCGGGCAGGGCGCACGACGTCATGCGCAAGATCGGTGAGGTGATCTAATGAGTACTGAGAACAATCGAGTTCACGACAAACTTCGCGCCATGGTAGACCGTGCGTGTAAGGGAGTCATGCCGCATATCGCGGACCGCATCCGAGATGCAGCTAGGCGCGCTTACTGCATCGGTGTAGAGGATGGCATACAAATGGAGCGCCACAACAGCAAGGAGCAAGACAAATGAGTATCGACAACGAAAAAGAGTACAACAACGAACTGACAATTCGTACCGAGACCGAAGAGCAGACTGACCGCATCCTCGAAGTCCTCAATGAGGCTGAAGAGAATGGCGAGCTGGACTTTGGATTCACCTGCATCCGTAACACGTACCCGAGGTGATCGACATGCCGAAGCTAACTGTAAGGGTTTCAACTGTTGTCGTGAAGGAGTACGAGTTCGAGGGTATCTCCTTCGAGCAGGAAGACGACTACTGCGAAGACGCGAAGGGTCAGCAGGAAGCTGATCTCCAAAGCGACGACTGGGATACCTCGCACTCTGACGTGCGTGTGAAATGGGAGGGTGAAGAATGAAACGACTGATACTACTGACGGCACTGATCGCGCTAGCTGCATCAGCGGCGACAGGACCCTACACGCTCGTGCTCATAACAAAGGGCAAGCACTTCAAAGCGCAGATAGGTACGTTCGAAACTTTGAGAGAGTGTACGAACGAAGGAGCGTTGATCCTAACTGATCAGGATATCTACGTTGGCTTTGGTTGTGTCATAGAGGAGGATTTGTAATGTTCTTGACACCTTTCAACTACATATTCGTGTACTCGTTAGCCGCACTGGGACTGGTATTGATCGCAGCGCGCAACATGATGCTGAATCTCTGCGCCCTGATCCTGCTGCTCATGCCGTTCGAGGTGCTGATCAGGCTAGTTAACATAATCCTCTGATTTGCAATGGGAGCGCAGGTGTGTATAATAGGAAGTGAGTGGTGGGGTAGCTATCAGAACCCTGCCGTTGATCCCGCGAGAGATGCGGAGCTACTGACCCCTAGATGGCGAGGCACCGTTGATTGATGACCGGGGTAGGAATAACAGGAGCGTTGATCCCGCCACTCACATTTTTAAACGTAAAGGAGTACTACCATGTTAATGTTTTCAAAGGATGACAACGTCGTAACACGTGAGGAGCTGTCGCGGTTTGATGACAAAGCCCTCGCGCTGCATACCCGCTCGCACAAGCCCGTACCTTTCTCTACTGGTATCGATCTCGTGCAGGATGTCGCAGAGTCCAACGGTTTCCGTTTCGGCGAAGAGCAGTACGTACTAGCTCGCAACGACACGCAGCTGTTCGGCCTGATCGAAGTCGTTAACTTCACCAGCGACGAGAGCAAGATTTGCCTTGGTGTTCGCAGCGCACTTAACAAGTCGCTGAGCTGGCAAGCCTGCCTTGGTGAGGCACTTGCAATCTGCACCAACCTTGACCTGTTCGGCAGTGTCGTGTTGAAACGCAAGCAGACCACGTTCATCATGAATGACCTGCGCGACATGCTCAGCACGTTCATGGGCGGAGTCACGCAGTCAATCGAAGACCGGGCTGTACAGGTAGAGCGGTACAAGCAGGCACAGCTGAAGGATGCGACAGCGAATCACACTATCATCCAGATGCTGCGGACTGGTATCATCAACACGCAACGCGTCGAGAAGGTCGTCAACGAATACTACGAGCCGTCTCACGTCGAGCACTTGAATGAGAATGGCGAACGCACAAACTGGACGCTGTTCAACGCAGCGACCGAAGCGTTCAAAGGCTCACCGATCAGCACCTACACCGAGCGGTCGCAGAAACTGCATGACCTCATCGGTAAGGCATCGGACTACGCACTGGCGGCATAGTGCTGTAGTGCTCCTGCCCCCCTGATCCAGCGATGGTGACGGGGGGTTTTTTATTGCCCGATTACACCGTGAAGCAGGAATCCCCCCATTTAACATAATCCCCTGATTTGCAATGGTAGCGCTCCTGTGGTAAGATGGTGTTTCATGAGGGAAATCAAGCACCTAGGAGCGCTACATCATGAAACTTTTAAACATCGACGCCAATGCGAAAACGATCAAGGGGCAGGCGAAAGGCTACATGACTGCCGTCCTGTATCTGGCACCTTTCAAGTCTGCAGGCATCAACGTATGTCCGATGGCTGAGCTAGCAGGATGCTGGCGCGGATGCCTGAACACTGCCGGACGTGGCGGCATCTCGAAAGGCTCAGTGAAGTTTGCACCGTACGGAATCGAATTGCCGGACAACGCAATTCAGAATTGCCGCATCAAGCGTACGCGATTCTATGCCGAAGACCGCGACGGATTCATGGCGCAACTAACCCACGAAATCTATCTGTTCGTACGCAAGGCCGAACGTAAAGACCTGACGCCAGTCGTGCGACTCAACGGTACCAGCGACATCCAATGGGAACGCATCCCGGTAGACTCATCAGCTGGTCGCGATAGCTGCACCATCTTCGATCTGTTTCAGGACTTACAGTTTTACGATTACACCAAAATCTACAAGCGGTTTAATCGTGATCTGCCGCGCAACTATCACCTGAGCCTGAGTTACTCGCAAGCCAACGAGAAGTACGCGAAGCAATGTCAGTACATGCACAGCGAGTACGGTATCAATCTGATCAAGGTATACCGTGACAAGGAAACACTCGCCGAAGCGCGCATGTTTCTCGAAGAGTGTCGCGTTAACGTCATCGATGGTGACGCGCATGACCTCAGGTTTTTGGACAAGCCGAATTCAATCGTAACACTCAAAGCAAAAGGTAGCGCACGTCGCGACCGGTCTGGCTTTGTACTCGACAACTAAGGAGCACGATCATGGGATATACACACTACTGGCAAATCGACAGCAAGCCTACCGATTCGGAATGGACTGCGTTCATGGAAGCAGCTGCGAAGATCATCAGCAAGGCTAAGAATTCCTACATGATTAATCTGGCGTGGGAATACGATCAGCTAGACCGCAAGCCTGAGGTGAGCATGGAACTGGTCCGATTCAACGGCACCGATGAGGATGGTCACGAGACATTTTACTTCGCGAACAAAGTCAGTGACTTCGAGTTCTGCAAGACAGCCCGCAAGGATTACGATGCCCCGGTCGTGGCGATACTGATCGCAGCGAAGCAATACCTTGGCAGCAAGTTTGACTGGCGCAGTGATGGCTACGGTGATTACCAAGGTGAGACTTACAACGATCACGGTGATGGCGTCAAGCTTTACAACGAAGCACTCGGTGCCAGTCTCGATAACACTAACGCAAGCAAGGAGCGCTCATGATGCAACCCTTCACACCTGCTCAACAGCTGTACCTGAATGAGGTGCAGGAAAACATACGCGCAGCTATGGAAGCGATGCAAAAGGAGATCGACCAGCTGCGCCAAGACCGGGAAAAGAGCCATTTAACATAATCCCCGGATTTGACACGGGAGCGCTAATGTGGTAAGATGGACTCCTTATATAACGACGGCGACATTTCGCCCACAAACTGGAGCAAGACATGATTACACTATCTACCTACCAACAAGCTGTTATCGACTGGGTACAGCATCACGTTGATAACATCGGAGTCGCAGCTGCACTGATAGTCGAAGCAGTAGCAGGCAGCGGCAAAACTTTCACTATCGTTAAAGCAGCGCAGCTGATTCCCACATCGGCGAAGGCTGTGTTTCTCGCATTCAATAAGAGCATTGCCACCGAGCTTGGCAACAAGCTTCCGGACCACGTCGAGTCGAAGACACTCAACGCACTGGGCTGGGCACTGTGCCGCTATCGCATCGGCAAACACATCACTGTCGAGCGCAATAAGACGCGTGACCTCATTCAAAAGCACCTGCCCGAAGAGGCCCGCGAAGTGATG